TACCTTCTTTACTAAAAAATTCAATACGTTCAGAATCGATGAACACTACACCGGGTATATTTCTAGCCGGGTTAGCAGGAACTAACTCAGTTGCATCTTGAACAAATATTTCAGTATCAGAATGTAATAAGTCCTTGGCTAAAACTGTACTGTGATATTTTGATAGCCTTATGTAATGATTTTTATCAAATAAATCTTTAAACACGCGGAATCCAAGAATTTTCCCCCCAAATTCACTCGTGTTAATTGTGCTTATTAAGATCTCGTCTCCTACTTGAAAATCAATCCATTCACTTAACTCAACTGTCCTCTTATCATTTAAGATTTTAAAATCATATCTCGCAATTAAAGGTCTACCATTTACTGACGCCCAAATATAATTATCATTCATAACATCACGGCTTAGAACAAATTTGCGAGTCAGAACACCGGCAAATCTATCAGTTCTGAGCATCATATTATCATGATCAGTGAAAGAAATAACTTTTATCTCGGCATTATCTACAGCGGCACCCAAGGTTAATATATTACCTAAAATTACATATTCGTAGTCCACTAATCCTTCTATGGCTAGAACATCGCCTGCTTCTAAAATCCCGCTTGTTAAAGTTATTGTGCTATTAACCGAATCTACAGTATAATCAAATCCTGAGCGTAATGTATATCCATTAGCAAATGCTCGTACATTTCCTTCACCATAGGTCCCAGAAGGCCTATCGTGTTTGCTATCAATTTTATATGTCAGTTCAATCCCGTCTAATTTATAATAACTGACCCAGGGAGGCGACAATCTTCTTCGCCCGGCGTTATCATCTACTTCAACAATTGCCTGGACACTTAATGGTTCTAAAATACCGGGCTGTTTAGAAAGAGAAAACACAGTCTGAGGATCAGTAACTGAAAATCTTTCTTCACTGATTCTATTAAATTTAGTATGTATAGATCTAAAGAACCACGCTTCGATTGTATGATTGCCTTGTGGCATATTGTAAACACGAACACAGGCTCTGTTGTTTTCACTGCTTACATTGCTTAACATATAACCATAATCTGTAGTAGTTGAAATTTGGTTAATCTCCTGCCCGTCAACTAACACATATGCTGATCTTATATCCCCAATATATGATAGGCTTTCAACTAGTGCTTCTGTTTGATTTTGAACAAATACCGCATTTCCATCAACTCCTCGATCAGCACCCACATTCACTATAGTATAACCACCTCGGCCAGTATAAGATTGTGCAGGAATTCTAATAACATTCCCTTCGATAAAATATTCGCCTTTGGTTGCATCTAATATTCGACCACCAATGTGCAACATAAATCCGCCAACTGCTTCTGTAACTTCCGATATAACAAATGTCGATGTTACTCCTGCTTCAACCGAGAACGCTCCAGTAATCATTAGAGTCTTAGTTGCAGATTGTTGAGTATAAACCTCTACACTTAATGTATCTAGCACATGTCCCGGAACTGACTCTTCCGGTGCATAACCGTCATTTGCAGACAAGAACGAATCTCCCCGAATGATAAGATCCTCAGGAGATACTCCTAACCCGCCTGCAAAATTAGTTCCTGTCCAAGTTCCACCCGAGATCAATGAATCTAGACTAGAAACATTACTATCAAATTTCCAAAATTCAACAGTGGGATTTCCAAACAAATCTACAGTAACAGTGGTTGCAGAAGAAGTATAAATGATCGGTACCTGTACTGCTGCACGCCCAGAAATTTCATAATCTTCAATTAATGAATAAGAAGAAGTCGATGTATTATTAATTTTTACAGATACTCTAGATACATCCGAAAGTTTAGAGAAAGTTCGAATTAAGACAGAACCAACATTAGTAACTGTAGACCAAAAATGTCCCAGTAACTCATTATTAGCAGGAATTGTGCCTAGAACAGCAGCCACTCTAACTGTAGCGGTAGAACTGGCTTCCCCATATATAGAAGATACTGTGCCTGTAGTAATTACTTCGAATACATCATTATTGTTTATTCCACTAATGGTATATTGTCCATTATAGCCTAGTGTTGTCATTCCGGACACAAACACTAGATCTCCTATTTTGATATCTCCTAGGAAATCTGTTCTAGTTTTAAAGGTAACAGTAGTACCTGTAGAAGTGCTAGCAGCCTTGGCATATTTAATTCCATATGTAGGACAATCTAATGCAATAACTCCAGTACTTGAATTAATAGATAATATTGCGGTGTCAGTACGAAGTCTTATTGTAGAAGAATTCAATATATTAATTATTTGTCCAGGAACCAATCCTGTCGTTGTGTCCAAGGATAAAGTTGTGGATCGTACTGTAGCGGTACTAACCAGTTTCGCAGTTGTATAATAATCAATTAGATCATCCCAAGGAGTGGTATCATAAGGTACTCCTGAACTCCAAGGCACTGAATAACTAATCGGTAGTCCCTGTATAATTTGTTGAGGATATTCTGCTCCAGTCATTAATAGAGGTAATTCTTTACCTGGCATGACTTCAGTCGGCGAATAAAATCTATCTATCCTATCTACCGCGGTGTAAAGGTCAACGTGTTTGTTATACTTGATCTTTAATACTTGACCATTCTCCGGAACAATATTTAAGAATACAAATTTAGAAAATTTCTTAGAATACCCATTGTATTTTTCAGTATAATATTCAATAGTATATTCTGTGGCTAAAATTAATTTACCATCAAGGGTCGGAGTGATCGTTGATTTGTCAGGTTCGGCTAACCAAGTCAATGTAAATCTATCTCGATCACCGGGACATACAAATACATCTTCAGTTCGAACAGTACCTATTTCATTATTAACACCAACTCTATCAAATTTAAATCCTATTATATTTTTTCTAATCTCTGTATTACTCATCACAGGAGAAACGGTCGCTGTAGTTGTAACATAAGGACCGCCATTAGTGATTGTAAGTACTGGAGGAGTAACATATCCACTTCCAGGATTAGTTACCACTACCTTATAAAGTTTTCCATCTTTAATATATGCATCTGCAGATGCACCTGTACCCGAATCGCCTGGTGCAGTAGTAATAACCACAGAGGGTTTTTGAGTATATCCTTTTCCAGGATTGGCAATCAGTACACTGCCCAATTGGTATTTGTGATTATCTGCCCAATCTTTCCAAGGTTGTTGATCTAGCAGGTCATCGCCGAGATTCACGACTTCTACTGCTTGATTTACTGAATTATAGTAAGGAGGCAAATCAAAATCAGTAGTATAGATATAAGAAGGATCTCCCTGACCGTTGATAGGATAATTGTAACTAGAAATAAAATTTCTTATCTTGGTATGATAAGGTTTAATCTCATTTATATAATCTTCAATATAACGATCATTGTCAAATTTATAAACTGGTCTCTGATCAAGAGTACCTATCTTATTCACTATGTTAATAAAGGATGTTTTAAATGCCCAATCTAATAGTTTTTGTTCTACCAGTGCCGCTTTCACTGCTTTAAAAAAGAATCTATTCCAATTTATCTTAAGACCATTAACAAATAAATCATTCTTGATAGCCTGTAATATTCGATATAATTCTAAATCAGGAGTTTGATCATACCAAGTTTCGTCGAGAGTAGCACTATCATAGGAATAATTTGTATTCGGATAATTCCAAATAGTATCCAATATCTGTATAGTGCCCAATTCACTGTAAACTATGTCATACCCGGTCGAGTAATTTCCAGAGTCAGCAACTCGAGATAAAATAATATATCTTCCATCACCTATATTTTTTATCTTGATATAAGATCCAACAGCAACATCATTTGAAAAAGGTAACTGAGAAACGTCAGATGCTACAAGATCGAAATCTTTATAGGGATTAAAATCCTCGCTCTTCCAATCTACATATTTCCAGTACAAAGGAGTATTAAAAGATTGTGTTTTAATTTTTGCCCACTGATCCACTGAATATGTATAAACATACTTAGACCATTTATTTGATGATGTAGGATCCGCGAGAACAATCACTGAATGAGGTCTAACTTCTAATATCGGTGCAGATATAAATTGAGATCCGGAATTCTTTACAATAGCATTGCTAACTTTCCCAAGTTCGTCAATTTCAACTAATATCTCTGCACCAGAAGAATTACTAGAAATATTCACTTTCGGCGGAAGACTATATCCAGAGCCCGGATTAACTATCGACACACTTTGAATTTTTCCATTGTTGACAAAACACTGCAGTTCCGCTTGTTTAATACCAGTTGTGCTTATTTGATTTAAAGATTCTAAATCTTCAACAATTAAATCATATTCTCGAGAGGTTTCGTCTGGGATTTTCTCTTGACTTTCTAAATTAGCAAAATCATAATTTCCCCTCATTCTATTCTTGATAAAAACAGAATTAGCAAATTCTATTAGATTGCGTAAAACTTCTAATCTATTTTTAAATAGAGTCTGTTGGGGACGAATACCAATTCCATACTTATTTCTTGGTGTCAATAAAGGAGAAGGAACCAAATTACCAAGTTGATCGCGCCCTAGTAAACTGTCAATAAGTTTTTTCTCAAGAAGAGAATTCGGAAGACTATTAACATCTCCTTCTTCTAATAATATCCACTCTGTATGTCTAGGAATATCAGTATTAATATTATCAACTACAATATTAGCATTAATTGTATTTCCTATTAGCGTAGGCTGAATATTTGCAAATGCTACTGCATCAGAAGAAATAATTTCTGCAAATTTTAAACCTTCTGCTGCTGGATCAGCAATAATCCTAGACACTTGATAACTGCTAATTTTTCGATTTGGATTATTTGGAACTGTGACTTTGTTCTTGACCCAAAAATAATAAACGTTCTCAAATGCCCCAGTTACATTGTTATAAACTTGTTTAACTGAAATAATTGAATTATCTGGATATTTGGGTTGGCCGCTAATTCCGTTGGTTAAACCATAACTAGTATCTGCCCGATTGGCCCATTCGCTAGGTAAAATATCTGATTTTACCCATTCATAAACATCAATGGTTGCTCCTGGAAATAATTTACCCCAATTATTTTTTTTATAAACTTCATCCCCTTGCTCGTACCAGATATACTTGGCAGTACTCAGATCCCACCAAAGTTCCCCTACATGCTCATCAATCCAACTTGTCGTAGTATCAACTGTTGTACCGGATACACCGATAGAATATACTGCAGGATCGTATACAGATCTGTAAGTTAACTCTCGATCTGCTATTCCTGCAACTTTTCCTTTTAAAGGGTCAATGACATCAAGATAATCTACAATTTCATCATTCTTTGAATCAATGAGTGCTACTCTTTTTACAGTAGAGGGATCAACTAACTCTTCTTGTGATCTTAATACCTTCCAACTTTCACTATTAGAATCAATTTTCTTAAATTGATAAAATTTAGAATTGTCAGTTTCTAAAATAACTGTTAAATTATTCAGTACTGTATCATATTGATCTATCAAGGTAGCAGTTGGTGTATCAACATATCCAGAACCGGGAGATAAAACAGTAACCCCACTGATGGTTTTCGTTGCTTCAGTTACTTCGCTATAAACGATTTCTACCGTAGGTATTACTCCCGGAAGTAGATCGGGAGAAGAAATACTGACAGAAATCGTAGCAGTAAAGGGCACTACTACAGAACTAGTGCTTGAAAGACGTAGTGCTCTGATCCCAATCGGTACCGATGAAGGAGACCCTACAAAAATATTGTTATTAGCAATTACAACCGAAGTTCCATATCTACTACCTTGTGATATATTGGCATCTGAAAGTTCTTCTGTCTGAACAAAAAATTCTCCTAGTTTAGTATAAAGATAGACCGCTCCAGAATCTGGTATAGGATCCACAAATCTAGTAGTTGCTTGATCAAAAGTTGTTTCTTTAGATTTATTATTAGAATCAAATGTTAAAAATCTAGCCCTATTAGTGCCAAGAGCACTTATAGCCAATGTAGTCTCATTATCGCTAATAGAAATTGAATGGCCTAATTTTAAATCGGAATTAGTTAACGGATTTTCTATTATCTGACTAAGAACATATTGATTAGATGTGTTAACATATATTGCTACCTTTCCTTTAGGTTCTTCTGCTTTTCTTGCTTCGGTAGAAGATATCATCAAGTATTTTCCACTAGAAGAAACTACTACATCATTGCCAAATGGATCGTCAGTGCCAAATGGAGAAATTAATGTTTGTTTCCAATGAAGATTTTTATCAAAAATTTGAACTAACCCAGTAAAGGTCGAATTATAATGATTCGGTGCACTAATTGCAATAACATTTCCAAAATTATCTCCGGAGATTTTATGTCCCCAGCGGGCACCACTGGATAAAGTTATTGATGATGTACTGTTTACTCTAATACCAGACGGATGAGCAGAAATGGTCACCGTAGATGTATTTGTTGAGGTGTTCACTTGATACGCATACACAGAACCTGTATCAGAATAGTAATATCCACCCGGAGATCCAACTAATAATAAAGTAGATTGATTAGATGAAACTTGATTATTGTAAATTGAGTGACCAAATCTAGCATAGTTTGCAGTATAGCCTGTAGTAGCATAGGGACTAACTAACACCGCTTCTACCAGTTCTTGATTGTTTCTAATATCCCTACTGCTGACCTTAACAATACCTTCAGAAACAAAAGATTTGGTTGCACCAGATCCAGTACTTAATACAACCACCCCTGTTACGCTAGGTGCCCTAATTAAACTTGCCTCTGGGGCGCCAGCAAAGTATAATTTTTTACCTATATCATACGATAAAGAATAACCAAATTGAGTTGACGTTGACGGGTCACAATACTGCTTAATAGCACTGTTTAGCGTATATTCATACTGTTTTTCAATAGAAGTGCCAACTTTATTATAAACCCAGACTTTGCCATAACTAGGGCCGCCGGTAGTATACCATGCATATGCAGATGTTAATAATATAGGACTATCATCTGTTGAAAAAATTTCAAATCCTAATTTTTGACCTGCTGGTTTGCTTGTAGGAGAAAATTCTAAAGCAGAAGAATAATTTTTTACTTTCTGAAAAACTTGCCATTTACCATCAAGTCCCTCATCAATCCAAATTTTTTCTCCATCAAAAAGTTTAAAAAGATTTTTAACACGAGAAAATTCATCTATATTAGAATATCTAGATTTTTCAAATTTAAATAACGCACCATAATATGGTAAATTCTCATCAAGAATGTTAGATAAAGATGCCGAGACTGAGAATTGATTTGGTGCAATTATTTTAGTTACTCGATAAATCCCATTTACTTGATCATTGAATCTAACAACTGATACGATGTCACCTTCTGATAGTTTATGATGATAATTGGTTACAAAGGTGATTTCTTCTCCGGGTATTGAAAGTATTACTCCCGTAATTTTCGCAACCTGTAATGTGTACCTATAAACAGTCCAATCCCCGTTTTCTAAAAATCCTGTCCAAATAGTATCGCCTTCTTTTAATAAAGAATTACTTGCGATATCTAAAATACTGTTCTTATTATAAGCAGTGACAGTAACATCATCTTGTCGAACATAACCTGCAGTCACTAATTCTAAACCAGTATCGAAAAAATTACTCTCTGTAGTTTTAAATGTTGCAGTAGTTAAATATCTGTCTGGCTTTATTAAAAGGTTTGACGTTTCAACATAATTAATTAAAGAATTTGGATTCTTGGGTTTTTGATCAACAAACTTGACAATATAAGGATTTTCTAAAAAGGACCCTTCCTCAAGACCAAATTCAAGTTCTCTATACGATTCAAAAGATCCATAATTTCCTACCCTAAATGCCCAGGACTCATTGATTTCAATCTCGCCCTGTTTGTTATATTTGTTAACCTTGGCTAATTTTTCAATAGCAGTTTTTGTACCTTTTTGTTTAATAAATCCTTGATAGAATTTATACTGAGCAATAGGTGTGGTAAAAATATTTTTTAGATAATTTCTTTCAGTATATCCTGTAAGATGTTGTGCTAACTTTTGCTGTTCGTAGTCAAAATTATCAATGTCAAGACTATAAAAATCTTCGAATTGCGATATTTTATAATCAAAATTAGGCAGCAACTGGGGAGTTGGTTCTACTGGAAGTTTAACCCATTTATTAAAATCAAATGTTTCATCACCTACAATTTCTTTATTGGCCTGATAATATGAACCATTATATCGAACTACATTACCTGGAAGATAATGTGCAAATTTTTCCCAATTATTATATGAAACTGTATCATAAACGAAACCGGGACTAAAAAAATCACCGTCCCAATTTTTTGTTCTAAAACCCGATAGCCTAATTCTCTTCTGTCGATACCCAGATTCGATATCATACATAGTATCATTAAACATGGTAGTATTGTTAAACACCATCGCATGTTCTTTTTGTACAGAATTTAAGACCGCAAAAAACAGACCTTCTTCAGTATCAGGTGTAGTAATTACACAAACTCCGTCTTCTCTAAGAATATTAAACTTATCAATTGGGAAAGGTTTTCCATCTGCCTTTAATAAAGAATATTCGTAATTTTTCGAAATAACTGAGTCAACAACTGAATCCGCATATGAGAATTTTAAATATTCTGCAAAGGGAGATAAAGTAATTAAATTATTTTCTGCCCAATTTTGTGTAGTCCAATATAAAAATTCTTTGCCAGTAAATTTCCAATCAAGAATTTCAGACAATGATTCATTATATTGGTCAAATATAAATCCTTGTTTTTTTAACCATTCTCCATACCCTATTATTAGATCATATACTTCCTGTGAAGTAGTAAGTTCAGATCCATAAGGAATTTGAGTTACCGTATTTTCAAATCTTACAGGTAACTGCACTGTGGTCCCTCCTTTTATTGGTAGAGACGGTAACAGTTGAAAGAGAGCAGGATCAAATGTAGGTTGGAGATTATGACCGACTTTAACCTTATAAAATTTTCCATTATATCTAACTATTTGCCCTTGTTTATAATATCTAGTTGTAGTTGCAGCCGTACTAGACATCGGAGTACTCGAACGATCGCTATTTAAAGAATTCGACCATTCTGTAAACGAGGCAGACACCCCCCCTACGGTTATTGATCCGGACGCTGTTGTCTTAATTGGTTTAAAAATTTCAAAATAAGGATTAACTCTGTCGTATCCTTTTATTAAAAATTTTCCATTATTCTTTTGAACAATAATTCCAGAAATTCTAGATGACCTGATTGGATTACTAACATTTAAGATTAAAGAATAATCTTCAGGTGGTAAAGTTGCACCGCTACCAAACGAAGTGGGGTCAGTCGAATCAATTATTACCTGTAATTTTTCTTTACTTGAAAATCCTCCTAATTTATGAAATAAATTAAAGTTCAAATAACTTAGATCTTGCTCTAATAAAGAACTGTAATTTAAATTATTTTGATTTCCTCTTTCTTGGACATATACACCAAATCCAGCGATTTGAATATCAGTATCATTCGGTATTAACAAATCTGCAGGATTTAAATATATTCCTGTGTCTGCATAAGATATTTGATTAATCGAATTAATCAAAATTCTACTTACGTCATACAATCTAGAAATATACTTACAGGGATCTAATAATGCAGATGCTGCATTAAGTATAAAAGGCCAATAACTACTTTTTCTCCATGTGGTCTCTGCCGGGCCTTGATCGCCAAAAATCCAACTCGAATATTGATCTGTATATGCTACCGGCCCTACTAAAAATTGATCAGGACTTAAAAGTGCGCCGGCTGTGTCAACAGGAATAATATTTGTCAAGCCAGGTCTTGCATATTTTCCATTATATCTATGTTCACCGGCAATATAGCCCAACTCTAAATCAGACCATAGTGCAGTATTATTTGAGGTATAAGGAGCAAAACCATAAAAATCTTCCCACCAAGAAGGCATGTTGGCAAAACCTAACATTTTCCAAGGTGTGGTATTAGGAGAATCAGTATCATAAAAGAATTTAAACAGTGCCCTCCAACTTCCAGAAACAGTAGTCCCCAATAAAGAGTCTATACTGTTTTTATAATTCCATGTAAATGGATCATCTTCATTAAATGAATCATTAACAGTTACATTGATGTTGAATATACCGGCCCATCTAATAAAATCCTTTGTAATTATTTTATTGAAATCATTAAAAGTATATCCGTTATCTCTAAATGCTCCCGGAACAACTGAGATAATATCAAATACATCAGAATTATATTTTGCCTTTATATTATTAAACACACGTTTTTCAAATTCTAAAATAACTTTGTCTCTATAATCGCCATAGGCACGCATCACACTACCGTCGTGTCCCTGAATTAATTCTACCACCCCTTCAACATAAGAATCATCATTATAAATTTCTGGATAAAATGCCGGATATAAGCCCATTGTTGAAGGTGTTGGCGGTATAAAAGAGCCCAGTGTGCTATTATATCTTACCACCGACATTGCATCACCGATTGCAATAGAAGACATCATACTATCAGTGAAAATGATACTAGAATTATTTTTATTAAAATTAAAATCTCGGCCCACAACTAATTGTGTTCCATTGATATAAATTAAAACTGATTTCCTTGACAAAGATAAAAGATTAAAATCTATCCCGATTGGATATTCGTTAATAGTTAGATCTTCTATAGTGAATTCAACAACTACTTTATCGTTGCCATGACCAATCATATCGGATGTATAATAAAGAGACCGAGTGCCTTTTGAACTGTTAATTCTCTTCAGTGCTTCGTCGAGAATTTCAATAGGCGATAAAGAATCACTAATTCCCGGTATGGTTCTTAACAGATTCATCTTAAATTGATTATAATGGTCAGCAGCTGATCTAATCGAATCTACTACATTATGCTCTTTCTTTCCAAGAAATATCTGTGTAAACGAAATAGGATTTTCATTTAGTATTAATCTATTACCGTATTTAGAATAATCAGATAAATCTCTAAGATTACTATTTCCTGGAAACACCCCATTAAAATCAGTAATTCTATCGACCATTGAAGAAACATGATCAGTTAATTCAGATAGTGTCATGTCTGTAACAGGACCATTTAAAGGATTGTTTGTTAAACTTAAAGGAGTTTCGTAATATCCATTTTCATTAGGTACCTGATTAGTAAATATTTTTAAAGTAGCAACTTCGTCTGTTGCAATAGACGAAGTTAAATTAACAACAATACTATCAGTCGTCGACGAAGTAACTGAAGATACTTTTTTATTTTTAATATAAACATCTACAGCCGAAGGGAGAGAAATAGGTCTATCAAAACAGGTAACTGTTAATGTATTGGTGGTCTCTTGAACTGTTTTTATTTCTATTACAGGTATTTGAAATACTTCAGAATTTTTCCAAACGTTTAAAAAAGATTCTGAATTATCAATATTATTAATTTTAAAAAAGGTAGTCTTGGTAGGCACTATAGAACTTATGTTATCAACACTGATAGTAATAATGTCTGATGTAAAATAATTCTTAAAAAGGTAACTGCCCGTCCCAATACTATTTTGATATTTTAAAGGAAACCCTAGAACTGGGTCAGATGTGCCTGTGCCTACATCATAACCGAATATCTTATTACCTTGAAAATTTCCTCGATAACTTAACTGATCACTAAAACTATTACCTTGATCATCAAAAAGATCAAATAATGGTGGCTGATTTATTGTTGTATGCTGCTGAGATTGTTGCCATACTCTAGTAGAACTATTATAATACCAACTTGTTCCTGAATTTTTTTCACCGTAACTAATCGGAGCAGAATCAAGATTCTTAGGCTTTTGATCTTCAACTAGTTCAATTACAGGGGAATCTCCCGAGAGATTGAATTCTACGCGATAAATTTTATTTCTTTTATCGTCGTCAATCTCAGCATTTAGAATTATTCGATGACCTTGTTCTAATAAAACCCCGTCAATATAAAATCCATAGGATCCATTAATTCTAGAGTAGGCATCTTGTGTTTCTGTATCAATGAGATCAACATTTTTAATACCTTTTTTTCCAAAATTATAAAGTTGAATATTTGCTCTAAACTCAATAATCGGACGTTGAGCACGCTTATCAACAGTATATTTAGGAGTGGTATTATTAATTTCAGCAGAAATTTTAATTACAGATTCGTGAAACCATCTATTATATCGTGTCCACGGATTAAAGTCAATGCTGGCCCGATTAATCGTAATATATTCCGGAGTTAATGGTAATTTTTTATCATTATCAAAAGGGTAACTATCAAAGAGAGTACTGTCAAATCTCTCGTCAAAGATTGCTACTATCTGTTCATAGGGCTGCAAAGAATTAATATCAATTAATACTATAGATGACCCGACTCCCTCAACTAAGAAAACTTTATTTTTGTAATCTGTAGATATGATATTGTCTGAAAAAGTTACTTTCATGCCATTGCTTAAATTGTATCCATTAGGCATAGTATAAGTTTCTCGGCCTAGAATTTCAGTTTTAACATCTAATCCCGGAGAATTTATTAAAATTAGATCAGGGCCTTCAGGTAACCAATAGTACTGAGAATAATTCAGTAATTTGTCCCAGTCTATATAAGGATCATAAGAATAAGTCTTGGTTCGAAATAGCCTATCAAGATTTTTGTTTTCACCGCCTTGTATCCCTATTTCATTGATTATATCATCATAGGCAACCACATCAGTAATATCAGAATTTTTATTCCTAAATACTAGTGCAGGCTCTAATGGATAATTTTTCCTAAGAGGAAGAGGTTCTTTAAGATAAATGTCTCTTAAAGGATCATATGTTGGGCTAGACAGAGATCCTACATATCCATCAATCCTTTCTAACTGAGGAGTACGGATTAACTGATCGATAGTACTAGATAAAAATTTAGAATTTTTTTCAGTTCTAAAATGTTCAGGTAATAATTTACTCGATTTTTTATTTTGATCAGCCATGTCAACTTCCGCTATTTGTTATTATCGAAGATGCTATTTTTAACTGAGACGCGGTTATTGCGTCAATTATTTCAATGTCAAATACTGAAGCCCCATTTACAAAAATTTCATCGGGCAAACAAGATACCTCATACAGACTTCCAAAAGAAAAATCTCCCACCGGCACTATTACAAAATTTGTAATGTCTGGTGTTAACTTATTCATAACGTAAGTTGCTAATTCGCTAAAATAAAAAGATTGCCCAAAATCCCAATTTTCTAAAGAAAAGAATTCATCAATTGCCATCATGATCCTAGTTTTTAGGTCATTATCTGTAACTGGAAGATTTGAATTTTTTACCGCTTTGAATTTAGCCTGAAGATTTACATCAGCCTTAGAACCAAATAACAATTTATATTTCACAGGGTGAAATATCATTTCGTCACTGATGGCTTTTTTTGGTTCTAGAGATGGGCGATAACTTTCTTCTAATGATTGACTTGTTGGTGCAGCAGGTTCAGCAGATAAATTACCAATAACCCAACTTCTATAATCATTGTCATATGCGGTCGTTAACACGTAGATGTCAATAATATTAGATTTGCTAGGATCAATTCTTCTTTCTTCACCGCTATTATGCATATAATGAAATTTTAAATCAGATCTCCCTTGTTTGCCAATATATTCATCGGTATATATCAAGGAAGCAGTAGTCGTATTCCAATATTTTACTACGTCAACTGAAGAATTATAAAAATAATATAGAGTATTATCTGGGATTCCAACTTTATCTAAACTGTTAAAATCATCCTCAGAAAACAGAGGATTAATATCATCATCTGTTAAAATATAGGTTGAATCAGATTGTTTTTTAAAATAAACAAATTCAGATCCGACAATTTGATCAAAAGACTCGGGATCATTAATTTGCCCAGTAACTGAATTTTTATAGAAACTAATATATACTTTTTTAGGGTCTACATATCCGTCTAATTCAATTATTTGATTATTAATCTGCCAAGAGTAATCTACTCCTAAATTTGTTGTGCTATTAGGTTTTGAATTAATTGATAATACATCAATCTTATCTTTTATTACAGTCCCAGAAGTATAATCATAATTAATAGCCGTTTTATCTAAGAAAAACCCAGTCTCTTCTACACTTTGAAAAATATAATTTAAAGTTCTATAAGTTACCCTATAAGATTTTCCGGTCCAAACAAATGATATCAACCAACTGGCATCAAGCCCGAGGTCTTCATAATTTGCCTGGTTATTTAAACTAAAAGAATTGCTGAGATTCAAATTAGAATTTAATATAATATCCCAATTACGAGTAGTATCATTGATCGTTAATCCAAAATTACTTTTTGTTGTACAAATATTAGCAATTTCATTCTCGATAGAAAAACCTAAACTTTTTGTATAACGAGGTATTACCAAGTTAGGGATAGCTCCTTGTGGAACTCTAGTTCCAAAAATAATAGGGCCTGTTCCATCGGATAATAAACCGAGGCCGTCGCCCACTCCGTCGTTAATGACGTTTTTAACCACTGCCCATATATAGGTTTTTCCACCAGTCGGGATTCCTGACACAGGTATAGATTTTAAATTATTTTTATAATCAAAATATTTCCCAGAGGGCGGCAAAAATTTAACCAACGAACCTGCTAACACATATTGTAGGTTTGATCGAGAATAAATGCCAACTGCATTTACTCCATACGCACTGCCAATATAACCCCGGCTTTCACTAGGTAATTTATTTACTTCGTTCCATGTTAGGGACAGTGATGCTAACGAAAATTTAGAATAATTTTCTATATAAAAAGATTCTATTTCAGAAGATGCAATAATCGGTGATAAAGAATTTGTGATGATTCCAAGAATCTGATTTCTATTAGAAAATTCGAATTCAAAGACATTTTCTTTTTGCTCTCGATACAAAATTCCATCTGCAGCAAAAATATTTGTTCTACTATATTTTCCAGTAACATCAGATATATCAAAATATTTGCTCAATCCGCTAGAAATTCTATTGATACTTTTAACTTTAAGTATATCAGATCCAGCCTTTAGGGGAAAGATGTTATAATCTTCACCCGTAATCATTCTATCTTGAGTATAGTAGACCTGCGGTGCTTTTTTCTGAATACTACTATTTGATTCAGTAGGAGCACTATTGCTAATAGTATACTGCAAACTTAATGTTAAATTTAAAGTATGTAACTGACCTGATGGGTTTTTATAAGGAACTCGAATTGTAATTCCGGACATCTGTTCCGGTTTAATTACATAAGAATTACCATTACTTTGTCTATAGAATAATCTAAAATTACCTTTAGGGAGATCTCCGAATACTCCGTCTGCAAAATTTAAATCAATTTGATCATTTTCTCTAGTAGAAATAGAATAAATGGTTCTAAGATTTTGATTTAAACTATTATAGATAACATTCGATCCACCGGAAATAGTATCAATTGGGGACCAAAGAGTAGAATAATTTCCATTTTTATCTAATTGCCATAGCCAAACATCAGTATTATTGATGTCTTGAATATTAACAGCTATAATTTCGTTCGGTACCGGAGTATCTAAGGTAAAACTGGATAACCCCAAGGCGCCCTGTCTAACATGAGTAAAAAATCCGGTATTTGCACTTCCAGATCCTTGGTTGTCATTCTTATAGATAAAACTAAAAGAACTTAAAGGTTGGGGTGCTGTTTCGTATATAGAAGTCTTTTCTTTAGAAAATGAACAAGGAACTACTTCAAAACCCATAGTTGTTCCGTTGATATTTTTACTAAAACTAAAAATTGAAACATCATCATTGACATTATTAATGCGATATTGTTCAGTATCTATGCCACCAATCATGCTTTTATCTTCAGGTGTTCCAAAATTAGAATTCATAACAGAATTCATTATATTAATGAATTGTTGATACCATTCTGGATTAGTTGTATCGTTCCATCCTATAGTTGCATTGGCTAAATTAGTCCCATTAGAATCAATGACCGAATCGGTTGTTGATATTGCTGTAATTTTTAAAAAACCATTAGCAGCAGAATTTCTAGAAGGAGAATAACTAATTAATTGTGCTAATCTTAACACACTATCTCTGCGTTGAGCAGTTTCTAAAAAGTTTTCTCTCGCATTCAGATCAATTCGAAAACTTAAATTTTGTCCCAAATAAGCAATAAGATCTATTAGGGCAACATATTCGCTACTGTCAATAAAATCATTAAAATCTTCAGGGTAATTTTCCTGAAGATACGAAAACATAGTTCTTCTTAGAGTTTCGAAATCATAACTCTTAAAATCAGCATTACGAAAAGATTGATATATCTTTTTCCAATCTTCGGCAACCAGCAATTGTTTATTTGTAGATGGGATCATAGTTTTATTGTTTTATGTATTTATTTTGACTATTAAGTACTATTATTATTGCACACTAAGCCCAATTTTTTGGTCAAATGCTAATTTTAAAACCGCAGATTGATCTGTATCTTTTAACACCAAAGTAATTTCAACCAAATAACCCTTTTCATATTCCCTCACATTTATTTGCGTTGGATAAACCCTGGGGTCAAAATTACAAATTGTTTTGATATCATCAAATAGCAAATCTTTTAGTTGAGGTGTCATAGGCTCCATAATAATATCCCAGATTATTGTACCAAACTCCGGGTTCATTACTCGACTGCCTTTTCTTGTATTAAAATGGTTTATGATATCTTGTTTGACTAACTCAAAGTCATAAATTTCAGTATTTCGATTGCTAGGATTAGTCGTACTAAATCCGCGATAAAACTGACTCTTTTTTTGAGCCTTATGTTTCGGGGATCCGATGCTGTTTATTTCAAGATTTTTGTAGGGCATGATGATATTTATTATGACCGTTTAATCGGATCTCCTGAGGTCTGTGCCAATTGACTTCCTGGTCCTGCTGTAGATACTGTACCTGTTTTATTTGTAGAGGCCAATGCCCCAGCAGGAACAACAAGATCCGGACCAACACCTGCATTAGCAAGACATTGTAAAACTTCTCTTCTATGTAACAAATTCACCTTCTCAACCATTGCAGGTGTAAAATATCCCAATCTTCCTGGATCAAATCCGTTATTAGCTCTGTACCAACCGCCCGAGTATCGATCACCAGCAATGCAGATTTTTTGATCCATAGGAGAAAATCTAAATATTGGCAACAACACTGTCAAGTAAATATTGACCAGAGTAGGATTAGACACTTGTTTAGACGGCCACCCATTCATTCTAAAATATTTTTCAACATAGTTCATTTGTTCAACACGCGACATTGCCATAAGTTCCTGTTTAGTAATCCTTAACCCGCTAGCAGCATCGGTTCCAAATTGTATTAGCCCAACAAATCCTATTCCTTGTTTATCTCTGAGTTCTGGATTTTTTCTTCCGTTATCTATAGCAGGATCAAATGTCCTGTCTGATTCGAGATTCATAACAGCCAACAAATCAATCGGCGGAAACCCTAGTCTACTAGCCACTTCTTTAACTTTAGTTAAAAATGGTTGATCAGTACTCCAAGAAAACGGTTTATACTGTACTGTTCCTCTATCTCCAGCAGGTCCATTTTTAGCAGGATAAGGAGTATTTGCACTAGGAGTAGGTTGAGTGCTGCCATTAATTTGAGGAACACCTTGCTCTATTACTGCACCAGTTGCGGTAGATATTGTGGCAGGTTGTATGCTCGAATCGGTTGCTGCTAAACTAAATTGATCGGGATTATAATTCTCGTGCTGAGACCAAGGTTCATGCATAGGAACACGCTGCATGATACTTAGAAGATCAGGTGCCTTATAGAAATTTTTATTTTCCCAACTTGCTCTTCCGGCAGAAGCATCGGTCTGAGGAACTTTAAACAGATTTAATGGTTTAGGTTGTTCAGCAACTTCTGGGGACCCCGGGGACGCAGCACCGGGTCCGTTTAAATGAATTTTACCTCCAGTTACAAGAACATTACTGCTAGCACCCAAACTAAGATTACCTTTAGCACCTATAGAAACCGCAGCAGAAGATGCAATGCCGAAATTCCCGTTAGCACCATGTGAACTATTGCCGCCTGCAATAGAACTAAAATTTCCAGATGCTGATAGTTTAATTGACGCGCCGGTACTCAAATTAAAACTAGAACTCATACCCATCTTTAAGTTATCACCTATAATATGCATATCTTTTTTGATATTCAGATTATAGTCGCCATCTGCAGATATATTAAAATTTCGCCCAGCCTCTAAATTGAAATCTCTAGCTGCTCTAAAATTAAAATCTCCTTTAGTATGAATACTTACAGAATCTTGGGCATAGATATCAATTTTACCTTTACTGGTCATTTCTATCCACGCGGTACCTTTACTATTAGAAATGTATATTAAATCCTGACTGTTATGTAACAGTATTTGATGACCAGTCCTAGTTCTCAATCTTACTAATTCGTTTTGACCATCAATGTCTCCGTCATCCATGACAAATGTAGTTCCACCCAACCGACTAACTGGACCTTTTACCCTAGTTTCAAACCCTATATCTTTTCTAGGTGCGCCAGCACTAGTATCTAATGGTCCCGGTGTAGATATACCAAAAACGCCACTAGGAACTTCACGTCGAGCACTACTGGATGTTACTCCTCGAATTGTGTCTAATAATAATCCTTGTTCCACTAATCTTTCTGCAAAAGGATGTACCGGTTTAGGAAATTGATTAACATTAGGTATTTTTAAATTATCGGATGCTGTTCCTTTATGATATTCCGCAACTGGAAGATATTTGGTCCCATACTTGTTTTCTTGATCAGGAGTAATATTAGCTAGATTACTGGCAGCAATTCCTGGCACCATATGATTTTGAAATACATCATTGACACAACCAAACCAATATCCTTGGTTGGGATCTCCGTCTACAAATATAACCATTACAGTAGTACCGATATCAGGAGGAATCATCCAAAATCCATAGGATTTTTGTACATCATTAAAATTTTTAGGATTGCTGCCTTCAAACCTAATAGAGGTATTTCCAGCAAATGGACTGAGATATCGAACCACAAACGATTCTCCTATCTCGTTAACTCGACTGGGTATGCCCTTAATCAAGGCAACTTCTAAACATCCCATATAGGTAGCATCTAAGTGATTAGTTACTTCCGCTAAAAAGGGACCCGGCGATGATAACTTAGCCGGCGATCTCGATTCAACTGCCATACAATATTATCCTCTTTTCATTAATTTATCTAAAGGGTTAGTCCCTAATGATCTACTTCCATATTGAGCGGTTATTGTTCCGAGCATCATTTGATCAGAAATCTTTGAAGTATTATAAAGTCCCGATATCATAGAATTTGCAGATGCAATCTTATCTCTCGATACTGTCGAATCAACTGAGTTGCCGGAAGAAGACATTCTAGGTGCTGTTGCCCCGGTACTATATATGTTATTCGAAACTTTTGTATATGGAGAAGTAGGAGGGAAATTAGAAATATTAGAGAAATCAACTGATCGACCAGATGCTAGTGCACTGTCTAAATTTAGATTAGTCGGAACCCCACTAAGTAGCCCCTGTATCCTTCCTGGCAAGCGACTGGTAAGATTATTACTTAATCCAGAAATTCTAGAAGGATCAAGTCCTGCGGCCGCTGCGATAGATCTTGGATCAGCAACAGATGCCAATGACTGATTTATCTTTCCACTTACATCGTTGATCAACTGAGATGCATCTCTCCCAAGATTCGAAACAGCATCGAATGCTGTTTCTGTCAAATTAGTTAAATTCGATTTAAAAGAATCTGCCATCGAACTTGCTAAATCTTGAGCAGAATATTCACCAGGAAATACATCAACAGCGGCATTAACCAATGCCGCTGATTGCAAACTGCCTCTATTTAAACTGGCAAGCCCCGCGGAATCCAATCTAATATTAGACGAGATTTGATCAGATGACGGTAACGGTGCTCCAATAAATGACGCCTGAGAAAAGAGATTGCCGCCAAATCCAGAATCAAATCCATAGGTTTGATTTAAAATTGAATCATAACTACCGCCCAGCCCACCGGTTGCATTTGTGAAATTACTTAATTGGCCAGGGAGACCCGGGGATGGATACCCTATACTTAATGGATTAGAATCAGAAAGTCTATATTCTGGCCCAACAGAACCAGAGAGCGAATTGGTCGGTTGATCTTCTCTATTGACCAAAGACTGCGTTACCTCAAAAGGTAGAATTGTTCGTTCTTGTCCGTCAAGTATCTGCCCCGGCATTCGAATCATGGTCAAAAACTGTATAAATTTTCCATCCTTAAAGGTACTTTTTACTGTTAATACACGATATATACCACTAAAGGGAACTCGTTGTTCATCATTAAAATACATCAATCCTCCTTTAGATAAACCTCTTATATCAATAGGATTTCTAAAATTTATTGCTATCAATACTTCCCCGTAAGTAAATGCGGCTTCTTGATTCTCGGTTACAGTAGAATTAGATGTGTCTAATTTAGGTCTATAATTACCCATTCCTCCTGTGACCAAATACATCGGATCTCCTAGTATCTGTATTTCTCCATCAAGCATACTACCTTTAGAGTTAACAATAGCATCATGCATTCCCCTAGCCATAGTGGAGAATGGATCATTTAGATATTGGCCGGCATTTTCGTGATTTTGACGAACAGGCACAGCACTTTGTTTAACTGGATGAGCGGGGATTTCATTTTCAGTTTTTAATTTTTCTTGTACTTTAGGTTCATTAATTTTAACTTCTTTACTGCCGTCAGGAGCCGCAGATAATTGTGCTGCAGGTGCCGGTTTGTTACCCAATGCCGCAGGCAATGCTTCAAAGAATAAAGTATCAAATTTAAGTTTAAAATCTATAATGTCTAAATTTTTTCCTGTATAGATATAATTGTATTCTCTAACAGCAAGAGGTTTTATTTGTGATTCAGGCACCTGAACTGAACCATTATATAAAGGAATTCTTGTATAGTGAATTTTGTAAGGAGTAACGATATACTTGATATTTTGATAATGACGCTTTGCTGCTATATCCCTTGCCTCTTTAAGCGTAGTCTCTATTTTAATTAAAAAATAATCCACCCTTCCATTATCATCAACAACACTTCTCCAAGTTCCTTCGTTAGTTAATGCGTCTAATATATTTCTTACATATTCGCTATCGCGTATTACACTTGAAATAATCTCATGAATTTTTGCATTTTCAGGAAACTGAATAGCCGTTTCTCCTGGATTATATTTAAAACTGTCTGGACGACTTTGCCGCTTTTGAGGACCGGGCGATTCTCCAGTCTTATAAGCATTAGTAGGAGACACTGTCGACGGGTCTACCATTTTATAAAGAACATTATCTCGAAAAATTTCTACAAGTTTACTCGATGCAATAGCATTATCAGACGAGTAGTCATAACCATTGATATCTGTAGAAGGGAACACAATTTCATAAGTATCATAGTGATCATTAGCCGATGATATTTTTCCTTCTTCATTCATCTTGGTATTTTGTCGTGTTACTTTTTTCATGAAATCAGTTAAAATTTCTTTTACAGTAATCCCTGTCATTTTAATAGGCTGTTTAAGTGTATTATCTTGCCCAAAGGATTTTTCATTCGATGGTATTGCTTCGCATCTATATCGTGTACCTTTTTCTGTAATATCAACTTCTACTGTGGAAAGTAACATTGGAATAAATCTGTCATATCCCTCCACCTTAACGGGTGCAGAATTGGCAACATCTTGATCGTCCGGGTATCCCCAAAATTCTATCTTCAATACAAAAATACATTCCATGTAAGATGAATAACCCGCCGAGACAGCAGCTACCTGTAATGCTTCTATAAATCCATTAACACTATAAGGTTCGATTATATCGAATTTTATAACACTAGGTTGAGTAACATTAGTTCCTTCTCGAAAAGACATTATTGTCTCTATTTCTATGTTTTCAATAAACATGTCAAACCTACCAGGACTGCGTTCATTATAACCGCCCACTAAATCAAAATTCATGTTCTGCTTGGCTATGTTAACCAGAGCCTCCCGTTTAATTCCGGCGTCATCAGCAGCATAAACTTCTGTATTTGCTGCTGCAATATCCGCTGCCGATGCCTTTTTAGATTTTATAGCATCGAACCCTTTTCCCCCAGATTTTAAAACAACTAGACCTAATTCTCCAGTTCGATAGGCGTCGGGGTTAGTTAAATAATCACCCGGTAATGCCGCTAGTGTGAAATTATAAGTCAGAGAGCGATACTTGTTAAGAGGGTTTTGTCCTTTTAAAATATAACTTGGCTCAATTTTTCTAGGTAGACTTGTGTTTATTCCTAACTCCCCAAGTGTGTTAATATCGAGACCGGGAGTAGCCCTTACTATTTTTGAAGAACCATTTGCCACTGCCATACTATAACCCCAACGTCTTTTTTAATGTTGATAATTTTGGAAGATAAATTTTAATCCCAGGATTCAAATCAAATACTGGATCTTTTAGAATTGATTTATTTCTCATAGAAAACACCCACCATAGATTTACATCTCGATATAGATCATATGCTAATAAATCAGGACGATGTTCATAGGTGGTGGTAACCTCAAAAATTATATCATCTGCTTCTAGCGGTATATCTCGATAAGTCATAACATCAAGATATCCGTTGACAATTTCTGTTTTAAAATAAGGACTTGAATTTTTATATTTGTTCATTATAGGTAACCCTTACCAGCAAATTCGTTAATGTCGAGATAATTTTGAACAGATGCACGAGCCATTTCGTTTCTGCTATACATTGGTTCACAGGTAACAGAAATAGTCGATAAAGTAGGCAACGAATATGGCCCAAAAATTGTAGAGGAAGATGTAAAATAGTCCACACTGTCGGGTAATTCAACTCTAACACTACTGATTACCACTGGCACATTTTCAAACATCATTTGTCCGTGCCCGTCCAATCTGCATACAGGAGGCGGAGCACCGCTATCAGGTTCCCCAGCAAATTTCATTTTTGTTAATGCTCTGAGCAGGTGTAAAGTTGATAGATAGTATTCTGCATCTGATTCGTTTTCTATAGAAAATTTGCCTGTAACTTGAATGCTACCTATAGAACTTCTTTGATAAAATCTAATCGCATAGTTCGAATGCATCACTGGTTGAGTGGAGTATTCTGCCTTAACGTCATATGAAATCGTCGGTGTATAAGGAAACAAAATTCCGCCAAACGAATCTAATTTGTTTGTTGAGGCGGGCTGAAGATAACTAGAAGGCACTCGAATTTTAACTCTAAGATCCTTACCGCTAGATTTTCCCTTGAGGTCTTTGTAATTTACTTCTGTAACAGGTCTATCTTTTTTTTGAGCACCAGCAGGAACACCCGGAACTATTCTTTGGCCCAGAGGGGGAACCGAGTTTTCCTGATTTACTGAAACACCCGGCTCGGTTGCTCCTGCACCACCGCCTCCAATAATAGATGCATTTTGATATTTGTCTAGCGTTGCTTGATCTGATGCAGAAGGAACTGTAGGAGTAACTAAATATTCGTCTAATGCTGACTGAGCAGAGATAGTATTGTCTTGAGCAGTTTCTACCTGACTCAATAACAGATCCAAGTTAGTAGAGCCAAGTATTGTTTGGGCAGATAATTTATTTTCCAGAGTATTCTGCTTATTTAAAGCAGAACTCAACTGCTGTGTTAATGATGATAGTAAAGACATGATTTATCCTTTGCTATTATTTAACCAATAAATAAAATGCTCTGATAACTCCCTTGACAAGGCATCATTCTATGCTATAATGTCAAAATAAGGAAAATAATAACAATGACGCAAAGTGCACCTACTTCTGAAAGAAAGGTAAAATACCTAAATAATCGAGATTTACTTGCAGAAATACATAAAAGCAAATGTTCTTTTTCTAGTTTTATTAAACCAGAATATCATCAATTTGACTTAATCTTAACAGAATTAAGTAGAATTAACATTAGAACTATCGCCGAGGCAAAAAGAAATAGAGCAAAAAGACTAGGATTAATTGCATTTACCGAGGCACGAAAATCTGGGGACAAAAAGATTAAACTATCCGAAATTACTCCAGACTATAAAACTATTCCAAAAACTGATCTAGTGTTCAGAATTATGACTTTCGATCATATTCCGCTAGCACCGGGTCGTAAAAAAACCACTAAAACTACTGCAGATAGTCATGACAAAATTAATTTTCCGCCATATCAGCATTGGAAATTCAACGAAGAAGACGAACTAATTTGTATTGGTAAAAGTCATTGGAAGGGCGACCTAGTTAAAGGAAAATACTCAAAAGATCACGGACGAATTACAGAAAATCTCGGCAAAATGTTTATAAAATTAAGCGAGCGGTATGCTCAAAGAAGCAATTGGCGTGGCTACACATATGTAGAAGAAATGCGGGGACAGGCTATATTGCAGTTAAGCCAAATTGGTCTTCAATTTGACGAAAGCAAAAGCGAAAATCCATTTGCTTATTATACCGCAGCGGTGACTAATAGTTTTACTAGAGTACTAAACATTGAAAAGAAAAATCAAAATATTCGAGACGATATGTTAGAAGAGCACGGGCTAACTCCTAGCACTACTAGACAGCATCAACAAGAATACGCGGAAGAAACTGCTCGGCAGGCAGAATTGTATAAAAATATGCGTATGCCTAAAAGTGAAGAAACAGTAGCAGAGGACGATGACGAAACGGCCGTTTGACTTTGCCCAACATACAATATAAACTATTTGTTAGGAGGGCGCGCTATGGCCTTGTTTAAAAAGGTAGCAGTCTTTACAGATCTTCATGTGGGCCTTAAATCCAACTCTGCAACTCATCTTAAAGACTGTGAAGAATTTGTAGACTGGTTTATTGAGCAGGCCAAGGAAAACAACTGCGAGACCTGTATCTTCATGGGTGACTGGAGTCATAATAGAAACAGTCTCAATCTTTTTACTCTTAACACATCACTGATCTTGTTAGAAAAATTAGGGGCCGCGTTTGATCAATTCTTCTGGTTTCCGGGCAATCACGATCTGTTCTATAAAGATAAACGAGATATTCATAGTTCAGCATTTGGTCGACATATCCCAGGTGTAACTGTGGTAGAAAGATTAACCACCATAGATGACGTAACTTTAGTCCCTTGGTTAGTCGGCGAAGAATGGAAACAGATGCGATCTGTTAAGAGCAAATATGTGTTTGGGCATTTAGAATTACCTTCATTTTATATGAACGCCATGATTCAAATGCCCGATCACGGTGAACTTAGAGCCAGTGATTTTAAAGGGCCCGATTATGTTTTTTCTGGGCACTTTCACAAACGACAAACCAAAGATAACGTAGTTTATATCGGTAATGCGTTTCCCCACAATTTTGCAGATTCATGGGACGACGACCGAGGTATGATGGTGTTAGAGTGGGGAGGAGTTCCCAAATATATTAACTGGACTAACGCACCCAAGTATAGAGTTATAAAACTCAGTGAACTAATTGATCAGAAAGATTCTATAATGAAATCTAAAATGTACTTAAAAGTACATTTAGACATTGATATCAGTTTCGAAGAAGCAAACTTTATCAAAGAAACATTTATGACTGATTACGATATTAGAGAAATTAGTCTTATCCAAGATAAAGTTAATCTAGAAGGAACATACGAAGATAATCCCGAAGGAAAATTTGAAAGTGTTGATCAAATTGTTTCTGAACAATTAATCAACATTGAATCAGAACAGTTTGATAAACGAGTTCTATTGGATATCTACAATAATCTATGACATTTCTCATTAAAAATCTCACAGTGAATACATAGTACTGCTTTAGGAGTATATTATGCCAAGAGGTGGGTTCCGTTATAAAAGAACATTTACAGAGGATGAATTAAAGTTGATTGCTGACCCAAATATATCATTAACTAACCTATGTGAGTTAGTTAATGCCTCTATGCCGACTATAGGTAAAATACGGAAAGAATTAGGAGTGACTACTATCAAGGGCCGACGAGCAGGAGCACTTATTCCGCAACAGCGACGAACTATTCAGTGTGTTTGTCAAAATCCAGTGTGTAGAAAAGAATTTAGTTCAATACAATCGGTCCCTCGAAAATATTGTAGTCATTTGTGTCATATTACTGTATACAACCCAGGAGTAAAAGGTGTCGGCAATGGAAAGATGCGTAATCCAAATACTCCAGAATATAAAAGGTATGTAAGACAGGTTCACAGTTTGAGTCAAAAAGTATATGAACAAAATATAGACATCATTAATCCAGAACGACATCCTCGAACCCTGTGCGGAGTTGAGGGAGGATGGCAATTAGATCATATTATTCCTATTAAAGAATGTTTTGAAAACGGTATAACAACAGAAGAGGTATCAGCAATTACCAATCTCCGAATGCTTCCATGGAAAGATAATCTTATGAGACAATACAAAAATGTTTAAGATTTGTAATCTCACAGTGAAGAATTTCATGAGTGTGGGTAACCAAACTCAAGCAGTATCTTTTGATCGAGAACATCTTACCTTGGTATTGGGATCAAACTTGGATCTAGGCGGGGACGACACCGGCTCAAGAAACGGAACTGGAAAAACTACCATTATCAACGCACTCAGTTACGCATTATATGGCCAAGCATTGACCAATATCAAAAGAGAAAATTTGATCAACAAGATTAATGGAAGGGGAATGTTAGTCACTGTTGAATTTGAAAAAGATAATCTCAAGTATCGCATCGAACGGGGCCGCAAACCTAATGTGCTAAAACTCTATGTCAATGATAGTGAATTAAAACTTGACGAAGAAGACGACAGTCAGGGCGACAGTAGAGAAACACAAAAAGCCATTGAACAGATGCTAGAAATGAGTCACACCATGTTCAAACATCTTGTGGCGTTGAATACCTATACCGAACCATTTCTCTCTATGAGAGCCGCTGATCAAAGAGAAGTCATCGAACAATTGTTGGGCATTACTTTATTGTCTGAAAAAGCAGAAGCATTAAAATCCACGATCAAAGATACTAAAGAACAAATTACCAGTGAAGAATTTAGAATCACCAGTGTCAAAACTGCTAACGAAAACATTCAAAAAAGTATCAACAGTTTACGACTTAAAAGCAGTGCTTGGGATCAAAAAAAGAATTCAGATATCGAATCATTTAACAAGGCCATTGTCCAATTAGAATCAGTTGACATCGAAGCAGAATTGGGAGCACATAATTTATTAAAACTGTGGACCGAAAACGATACTAAACTGAGAAATCTCAACAAGCAGAAATCTACACTAGAATCTGCAGTCACGCAGGCAGAACGAACTTTAAACAAATATACCAAAGAACTAAACACTCTGGCCAACAAAACCTGTCCGGCATGCGAACAAGACCTGCACGATCACAAGCACGAAGAAATGACTGCCAAGGTCGTTGAAAACATCACAGAGTCAAAAAAATATCTCGATAAAGTCACAGGAGACCTAAACAAGGTATTAAGTGAGGTTGCCGCAATAGGCGAACTTGAACATAAGCCTAATACGTTCTACGAAACACAAGAAGAAGCATTAGGACATAAAAATAATTTAAACAGTCTAGAAAAATCTCTAGAATCTCGAATTAATGAAACTAATCCCTATGACGAACAGATTGTTGAGCTCGAAAATTCTGCCCTACAAGAAATTAATTGGCAAACTATTAACGAATTAACCAAATTAAAAGATCATCAAGAATTTTTACACAAACTGTTAACCAATAAAGACAGTTTTATTCGTAAAAAAATTATTGATCAAAATCTAAATTATCTAAACAAACGATTAAGCTATTACATTGATACACTGGGGTTACCCCATCAAGTGATTTTTCAAAACGATCTTTCTGTAGAAATTACACAACTAGGACAAGATCTAGATTTTGATAATCTAAGTCGCGGTGAAAGAAATCGACTGATTCTATCAATGAGTTTTGCGTTTCGAGATGTATGGGAAGGCCTATATCAAAACATTAATCTCTTGTTCATCGATGAGATGGTAGACAGCGGTATGGATGGGGCTGGCGTTGAAGCAGCACTCGCAGTTCTAAAAAAGATGTCTCGAGATCGAAATAAGAATATATACTTAATATCACACAAGGACGAATTGATCGGCCGTGTGAACAATGTGCTAAAAGTGATCAAAGAGGGTGGATTTACCAGTTACTCAAATGCTTCCGACTACATCGAATAAAGAATTAGACAAGTACAAAGATCTGTGCTCTCAATTGGCCACAGAATTTGTAGAATTTTACAATGATAATCTGGGATTTTTTAAAACATTGGGCAGAGAGCCCGGATATGCCGCAAGAAAACATCTTAGAAATATAGAAGATCTCGCAAAACAATTGAAAAAACAAAGTCAATTGGTGAACAAAGAAAATTTAGCCAACCTTCGTATAGAGGCTAAATTAAATAAACTCAAGGCAAAGAAAAAGAGTGGGCCTCGAGGAAGACCAAAAAAAAATCAAAAGCCAATAAACAATGACATGGACACATCAAGGCACGATAGTTAATGAACTTCCCGAAGATTGTGTGGGTTTTGTGTATTGTATAACCAATTTAACAAATAATAGAAAATACATAGGCAAAAAACTGGCAAAATTTAGTAAAACGACCTACAAGACTGTAAAGTTAAAGAACGGCACCAAGAAAAAAAAGAAAATTCGTAGTAAAATAGATTCAGACTGGCAAACATATTTCGGCTCAAATCTAGAACTAAACAAAGATGTAGAACAATTAGGCACTGAAAATTTTAAAAGAGAAATACTATACTACTGCAAAAGTAAGGCTGAATGCTCCTATATTGAAGCCCGTGAACAGTTTGATCGTAAGGTATTAGAATCGAAAGATTACTATAATGGTCAAATTTCTGTCCGGGTGCATGGCTCACATATACTAAAAACTTAGGCAAATTAAACGGTTACAGCTCGCACTGGCTAATTTCAAGTGCTCGGAAACCTGGACCCAAGGTCACAGGGAGGAAAATCTCTTGCCGTTAAGAGTGCTCAACCACTACCCTATTACTGGATGAAGATCGCTTATAAGCCCTGCGATTTGGTTGTTTGAAGATATTATAACATAGGCAAAAAGAAGGGTAATTCCCTAACGGCCTCAAGTATGATAGCATATACTTGTGGACCTGCCGTCAGAAATAAGAACTTGGCTCGAGGTACCGGCTGACCGCCTCTGTAACTGCCATAATGCTATTGACCGCTAAAGAACTCGACGAAAGATCTCTTTGGATATATTTTTTTGCCCGGCAACGGGCAAAATGTGACCGTTGAATCTGACGAAGTATCTCTTCTTTCATAATGATTTACTGTTTAACAATATGTTTAGACTTTTAAGATTAGAGATGAGATAACTGCTTCGAGCGATAGCGACGAAGCGAGTGAACAGAGTTCACTCTAAACTAATAAATAAATTCACTAGTACATTCATTAAATTTTAGGATTCGAATATTATGAGAATACATGAGGTTATTCTAGAAGATCAATCAGTAGATGAAGGTCTTAAAGACATCGTAGGCAGGGTAGGAGGCCATGTGGTAGGCGCTCTAGGTGCAGCAGGTAGATACGCTGCCGATTCCTGGAAGGATGTTAAAGCAGGTTACGATGACGCTAAAAGTTATTGGGATGCACCGGGAACACGCCCGGCACCTAGGCCTGCACCTACTAGTTCAGATCCTAGTCCGACACCTGCACCTAGTGAGCCCGTAAGAAAAGTTAATGATGTAGTAGCAGACAAAGGCAACACCATTACTGGGCGATATACTGGTCTAAAAGGAAAAGAATGGGAAATCGTGGGCGGAAAAGTTTGGGATAATATTAAAAATGACCCAACGAATGATAGACGTAATCGTATAACCAGAGATGCTACGGGTAAAATCTTTATCAATGCTGCTGATGCTAAAACAATATATGATTTATCAGAGAACAAAAAATCCGTTAGGGGAGATTTTTATAGTAAATTTCTAGATCAAATGCTCTAGAAGAAGTTAAGACCGGTCTTTTTAGTAGTTTCTAGATTTTCTTCAATCATTTTTCCAATGATTTCTCTGTCTTCAAAAGACAGGAGGTGTGCTTCGTTAACTGTGATGCCGCCTCGCATATACCAGCATATCTTGAATAGTTCGCTCTTTAAGGCTTTTGTATCTTTTTCGTATTCTTTGACTAAATTGTTAATGCCTTCGATATCGAGATACAAAAGCCTTAAGCGAAAAAAGTTGCTGGATCAAAAACTAAAGGAATTTCTATGAAAGATTCTTTGACACCTTTCTCCCGCATTTCATCAGTCACGGCAACTTTAATTGGTTTAATTTCGTTGCGGATCCTTAAATCTTCAGTGTGTTTTTGAATAACATTAAAAATATCTTTATCTACATTTTCTACAAATTCTTTGATGTGCCATGGATTATCAGTTCTGCCGCCAGTGGAGTCAATCTTGTATATGCTAGATTGAACTAGTCCTATTGTGACTTCGGTCAGTTTGCCAAAACTATCCTTGAATGCTGATAATTTTTGTTCTTCGGTGAGATTGCTGTCATTAGCCATCTGAATAATTTTTTGAGTTTCAAAGGTTTTAACAGCACTTTCGCTGATCTGTTTATAATTTAATGGCTTAACAAACACTGTTAAATCTGGATTAACTGGAATCATAGGTTCCCAATTGATTTGTTGCATTATGTTTTCTAACACTATTCTAAGATCCACAGAATATTCCATTTCTAGATCTTCTCCCAGCGTTAAGGGAGTTTTCATAAACTCTCCGTATGTGGCTATTCTAATTGCAATCAATATTGCGTCTAGATCGATGCTGGGTATTTCCCAAGCATTTTTAATACCAGGAACACAATGTTGTATAACATCAACTACTGCTTGACCATTCATGACAGCATCAGGAATTTTAAGCATGAGTTCGTCCTTTGCGGTCATTGAATAAACTGCATATTCGTTATTTTCGGTAATTGCCAAACTGCCCTCTGGCCAATAATTTCCTCCGCTGGGCAGTCTGATATAAATTTTTGGCTGCCGCATAAAAGAGGCTAACGGGTTAGGTTGTGAGAACGACTGATTAGGTAGCATATAATGTCTCCGATAAATAAAAGATAGAAAAAGGACAGTGTTATTTATCTACGTAGATAACCAGTAAAAAACAATGGCTGAAGTCTTTGGATCAATCGGCAACGAACCTGTAGAATTAAACAACGCAGCAACCGAATCTACACTTCGGTTATTGCTGCAAGCAACTCTATCTGCTAATAGACAAAGCCTCGAGGGAATCAGCAGGATAGCCAGGAGTGCAGGACTTGATCCTGCAACAGTTGCAGCCGCTAATAGTAATTTAGGAGGACTGGCTGCTGCTAGTAGAAATACTACTGGAATTTTTTCTCTATTAGGTATTGCTGGTCGAATCCTTGAAAATAGCATTCTCTCAGTTAACAAAGAACTGGGACCGATGTTGGCTCAGTTTGCTCAAGGTACTGCTACGGCTAGCGGACTTTTTGGACAACTTGAACGACTACCTGGGGTATTTGGTGCTGTAGCAGGTGTGTTTTCAAAAGTAGCTGCATTCCAAGAAAAAAATTTAGAAACATATCAAAAAATTAGTTCAGCAGGAGTAACGTTTGGAGGTAGCCTTACTGATCTAAGAATGGCTGCTCTTAATAGTTACATGACACTAGATCAGTTTTCGAATCTGATGAAGACTAACAGCGAAAATCTAGTGAACTTGGGCGGAAACGTGAATAGTGGGGCTATGGCATTTGCAAAATTTAGCAACTCTATGCTAAAAAGCGAATTGGGCAGTAACCTACTAGCATTAGGGTACACTGCTGAAGAAGCTAATCAAAGTATGCTAACTTACCTTGGTGCAGCAGGTATAAGCAATGCAAAAGATCTGCAGTCAAATAGCGCACTAAGAGAAGGTGCAAAACAATATCTCGAAGAATTGGATAGACTGGCTCAAGTTACTGGCAAGAGCAGGCAAGAACAAGAAAATACAATGAAGAAGCAGAAGTTGGATGCCGAGATACAAATAACTGCTTCAAGAATAAAAGATCCTGCACAGAGAGCAGCATTTGAAGCCAACGTCAAATACATGACGGACATGTATGGCGATGCTGGTAAAGATTTGGCTATTGCACAAGCACAAGGTCGTTCGGCAATTACCAAAGAGGGAAGGTTACTGCAGGCCACTGCTCCGGGTATAGAACAAGCGTATAAAAAAATGGTAGATGCTGGAAACCAATTTGGTGTCGGCTCTAAACAGTATATCGATGCACAGAACGAAATGTCTTTACGAGTAAAAGATGGGTTTGACAGGATTCCTACAGCAGTATTCAGTGCTAATAGTGGATTAAAAAGTTTAAGTCAAGCAACTCTTACAGTGGCAAATCAAACAAAACAAGGTTTAGATAGTAAAGAAAAGTTTGATGCAAGAGATGAGGAATATGCAAGAGATAAGGCTGCACGGCAAGAATCTGAAGCTGCAGCAGCAGTTGAGGCTCAAAAGGCTATTCAAGAAATGGGCCAATCCATTATGTCGTTGCTACTGCCGGTAATCAAAATATTAACACCTGTGGTAAATTTTTTAACAGGAGCTATTGGTGGTTTATTTAAAGTACTTGCTGAGTTCAAATATGTTACTCTTGGAATAGTTGCGGCACTTGGTTTATGGTGGGGTTTACAAAAACTTAACAATATAAAAGCAGCAGCAGCGGCCGCACGACCTGCGGGCGGGCTAGGGGGGCTTGGTGGAGGTACTTCGGGTCTCGGTTCTGGTAGAGCAGCAGGGGGTGCTGGTAGAGCAGCAGGAGGTGCTGGTAGAGCAGCAGGGGGTGCTGGTAGAGCAGCAGGAGGTGCTGGTAGAGCAGCAGGAGGTGCTTTAGGAGGTATTGGTGCAGGTATTGGCAGCGGAGTAGGTGCAGCACTAACTGGTCTATCAACAGGCTTACAATCCTTAGCCAACCCAAGAGCAATGTTAGGAACAGTTACATTAGGCTTGTTATCTGGAAGTTTATTGATATCCGCTAAGGCATTTAAAGAATTTACAGGAGTAAGTTGGAAAGATGTAGGTATAGCGACTCTGGTAATTACTGGCCTTGCTGCAGGAGCTGCAGCATTATCTTTCATTGCTCCTGCAATTCTTGTTGGTTCTGCGGCGTTAGGTGCACTTGGCGGTGCAATCTGGTTACTAGGAAAAGGTCTCAAAGAATTTCCTACTGATGTTTTTCCTGATATAAACCTATCCTTTGGCGCACTGGGAGACGTTGTTAGTGATGTATTCGGGGCTATCAACTCTGTAATATCCGGTATGTGGACTGCAGTAAAAACTACCTTTGGTTTTGTTTGGGATGTTATATCTTGGCCATTTAAGCAAATAGGCAGTTTGGTATCTGGTGCTTTTGATCTTGTTAGTACATTGGTAACTGGTTTGTATAATGGAATTAAATCTACCTTTGGTTTTGTTTGGGATGTTATATCTTGGCCATTTAAGCAAATAGGTAATTTAGTA